GTACCAATGAATGAACACCAACCCTTTCGGTCTGACAACGCTGGTCGAATAATGTCCGTCCATATCTTTGGGTTCTGGTCGCCAATCTCATCCAAGATGACGCCATCAAAGTATTGGCCTCGCAGTGAGTCAGGATTATCTGAGCCGTATAGCTGGATACGCCGACCCCAGAAGTCCACCCGCAGTTCAGCAATGTTGGCAACCGCCCCTAGTGGCTCCACATACTTGACCAGATAGTCCCAAGCTATTCGTTTGGCTTGACCGTATGTCGGGGCAATGTAGGCGTAGCGCGGCGCTTCATTCTTATTGAGAACGGCGCTCATTATCAGATGGTTGATTGCTGAGACCGTCTTGCCCATCCTACGATGAGCCACCACGACAGAAAAGCGCTTGGCGTCAATCAGGTCATGGATTTGCTGTTGTTGCGCTCTTGGTGCGTATTGGATTTCGATTACTTCATCCATGTAATCTTCATCTCCACTGGGCCGTTGTTCTCGCCAGTCACCTCGGTGCGGGCTAACTTGGGTATGTGGTACTCAATGGCCTTTAGGAATAAGTCAGCCGCCTTTGCTGGGTCAGCTTGCCTGCCATCAGCGCCCTCTGCAACGTCCGTAATCCATTCCTCGAACTTGTGTACGTTGTTCTCTGCAAAGAGCGCCATAGCCTCTCTAACCGCCGCTGTGGACTTGTTTGGTGACCCTTTGGGTCTGCCGCGATTATTTTCGGTTTGTTTATTCATTGTTTCACTCCCTATTGGGTTGGTGATGTTGATAGAGTCTCTATATTACCACTTAGTCTTGTTAGCCCAGTAAGCGGCGCTCATTTTTCCTTTTGAGATGTTTTCTGCGTGCCTAGCTTTGAATGAGTCCCTGCGTGCTTTGGATGCGCTTGACTCGCCTTCCTTCTTGGGGGAGCCACTTACACCTTGCTGACCGAATCTAATCAGCTTTACCTCGTCACCAGACTTGGCTAGTACTGCGTGGCTCTTGGTAGAGTGGCTTGGTGTTCTCTTGGGCTTGTTGTAGCCAGCGAACTGTTCCTTGCCTCGTTTAACTGTCATGTTGACCTCATACCGTGGTTGTGTTACATTTATTTACAAAGGAGTGTTTGTATGAAAATTGAAATTACAGTTAAAGATACTGGCCCGCACATTGATGTTGATGATGACTTTATTGACGCTAGTGAGTTGATTCAGCAAAACCTAATCGCAGATGCAATCTCGATGTTACACGGTCTTGCACTTGAGTTAGAGTCCGAGTAGCCTGCTTAACTCGTCCACAGCCCTTGCATCCATAAATTCGCCAACATTTTCTTTCCGCTTCTCTAAAGCGCCTAGCACGTTATTCCGAAGATTTCCTTCACGCCCCGCCATCTCCTGTGCAAGTGCGGCGTAACGTTCTTGGGCAATGTCTTCTGCTCTTAGGTTTTTGCCAAGTGAGCCTGCATAAAGCCCAGCAAAGTCCGTGTCGTATGCTGGGTGGGTTGAGGCCAACAGCCCTCGGTCTGGTAGCATCTCAATCAGCGTGTTACCAGCGTAGCCTTTAGGGACGTTCAATAGGGACGGGTCTGTGATTGACGTTACCAAGTCCTCAATGTTGTACTGCGCCGCCTCTTGGTTTTGCTTTAGCCGCATTGTGTCGGCAAACGCTTTTCTTAGGTCTCCGCTAGTGCCGCCCTTCTTGCCACCCTTTAGAACAATTCGCTCTTTGCCAGCAAGTTGCTTGCGCCCTTTCTCGGTCATAATCCCAGCAAATTCAGCAAACGGGTAGGTTTTTTCTTTGGTATTTTTGTTGACTTTAAACTGCGCTCGGATACGGTCATCAATGCTTTGAATCGTGTCTTTGTTCAATTTGGCCTTATCTACTAGGCCAAGCATTATGTCTGTCGGCATCGTAGAGAAGTCTTCAGCACGCGCGCCCATCGTAATAGGCATCATGTAAACCTTGCCAGTGCCGCCTCTCGCCAAGTTTTCTTTTTCGGCGTTCTTTGCTCTTTCCATTACTCTTTTTGCAATAGACTTGCCTGACGCGCCGCCGACGCCCATCGCAATATGCTCTAAATCACGGGCAAAGTCTTGACCGCCAGTTGTCAAAATCCCTTGCGGCAACTCAACCTCAGAAACAGACCTGACTAACTGGTTCCTACTGGTGCTATCCCAAGGCGTAAAAATAACGCTAGACCCTTGTATGTCCTCTGGCCTGATAATGTTTTTTTCAGCAAGACCACCCATAAAATCACTATCAAACCGAGAGCCGACCAATGGGTTAGGGGACTTTGGCGTTGTTGGCAGATAAATTCTTGGAGCCAAGCCAGACTTTGCCATGTAATTTTCTAAGGCATCGCCAATGATGGGTTTTGCCTCTCTCGCCACAGCACCAGCGACAGCGCCGCCTGCCCTTGCGACTCTTGTGGGGTCAACACCGCCCATGGCAATCTCAGCACCCATACGCATATCACGCATCGTTGGGTCATCAGAGTCTGGTGGTCGAATACCTAACTCGGTAGCTTTTCTCTTAATGTAATCAATGCCGCCAACTTGCTCACCTTGAGCCATGCCGCCTGCCCTTAACAACCCAGTGCCAATTTCAACAGGTGCGCCCAGTAAGGTGTATGGCAAATCGCCAACGCCTTGCAAGATGGCGTTTAGAGCCTGTTGGTCGGTTAGCTTGCGCCTACGGTCTTCCGCTAATTGTGCGGCAAATGCGTAGGCTTCTGGGTCGTCAAGTAAGGATGGCATAGCTACTTCTTTTTCTTCTTGACCGTTTTCGCGGCAGATTTAAAGTCTTTTGCGCTTGGTGCGCTCTTGCTCCCAGCCTTGTTCATCTTCTCACCAGAGCCTTCAGCAATACGCTTACGCTTGGCGTGGATGTTGGCGTAGAGACCCGTCTTCATTTTTTCCGCTTGGCTTGAGACATAGCAATGGCTACCGCCTGCTTTTGGCTCTTGACTGGTTTGCCGTAGCTGGTCTTGAGCATACCCTCGCCATACTCACGCATGGTTTTGGCTACCTTTGCCTTGCCTGCTTTAGGCATCTTCTGATTCGTCGTTCCCATCGTTTTCTCCGTTAGAGTAATCTGAACCTTCTTCCATTTCCTGCTCGCCTTCTTCCCAAGCCTTGCAGGTGCGTAAGTTGTGGCAAATGAACTCCCACTTGGAACACCAGCCGCGACCACCGCCATCGGCGTCAAACTTGTCTTGTGGCACTACGTCCATCTTGGCAAGCATATCGGGGCTGTCGTTGAAGTATTCGCAGTTAGCGCACAGGTTGCGCTTGGCTTGGTCTGGGCTGATGCGCCAGTAAACAGATAGGTCACGCCAGTAATCAGAGTTGTCGCCCTTGGTCTTTTCAGGGCCAAGCATCCATTTTTCCATCACAAAAGTGCGCGTCTCAGCGTTCTGCTTTTTCGTGATTAGCGGCGCATCATCTTCCTCAGAAGTAATTTCGATTGATAGTAAGCCCATAGGTAGCCCAAGTAGTTTTCACTATTTTACCAAAAAAGACGCCCACCGCAAGGGCAGGCGTAAGTTGGTTAGACCAACAAGGAGAAGTAGGTTCAGTTTAGACCCTCTTTGGTCAGTTGTCTAGCCTGTTCGTTGTAGTGTCTGGCTATCTCAATCAAGGCTTCTTTGGTGTATTTCCTTAGAGTACCGTCAGTCTCTAGAAGTTCCAATTGCCTTTCACCTATTCGCTCCAGTAGGCGCTTGCGGTACTCAACGTGGTTGCCTGCCAGCCAGTTGTTGCAATGTTTGCATTGACCGTGGACGTTGTCCTCCACAAACCGCATATGTGGCGCAGAGCCAACCGAGCGATAGTGCCCAGCATCAAAAGTGTTAGCGCCGCCGTCCAAAGGTTTATCACAGCTTATGCAAGGCTTTCCCACATCTCTCGCCCTGATGTAAGCGTTAAAAGCTGTTTGGGCTTTCTTGACCAGTTGAGGCTTGGTCTGCATGGCGTCCAACTTTAGCTTGGTTTCTTTTCTTTCAGCCTTGTCAACCACCTGCCTTGCGACTTTCATAGCGCAGACTGGGCTACACACTTTTTGCATCGGCCTGACAGGAGTGAATGGGATGCCGCAGGACTTGCACTTCTTACTCATGGATGGTTACCCCATTCTCAGCACACCAAGCCATCAACCACTCTGAAAACTCTGAGGCTTGTGCTTTTGTAAATTTTCGTGTTTGAAGACCCAATTGGACAATACCATCCCCTGTCAAATTGGGAATGACTTGCCCCGAACTTTTCCCAATCTCTCTGGTGTAGGTATCAACCAGAAGTCGCTTCCAAGATTCGGTGTCCCAAGTAGAACCCAAATGGCGAGCCTGTTTAGCGATCTGGTTGATGATGGAATGATACAGCGCGTTTTGGTCTTGCGTGCGGGTTTCCTTGTCAACTTGAACCACCAAAGCAACACCGCTATCCAGCGCTGGCTTCATCTTTTCCCACAGTTGGCGCATCTGCTCCACCCCCTGCTGGCTGTTCCGTAATGTCATTTTCAAATTCGTTCTCCCTAACGGCTGTCATCATCGTACGGATGGTGTTAGCGTACCCAGAACCCCGCTTACTAGCGATGCGGTTTAACGCCTCCCGTAGCCAAGTGTTGCGCTCGGCCTTGTCTCTGGCGTAAAACATCTGCACCAACTCACGCGCCGTTGCCATATCGTCAATTCGCTTTTGCTGTGCGGCAATCTTTTCAAAGTGGGCGCGTTGCTCATCAGTAAATGGGGATTTCCAAGTCGCCCGTTGCTTTGAGGGCTTCGTCAACGACGTGGGGAGGGTAGATTGCACCATCACGAATCCTATCTAATATTTTGTTGGCTAGTGTTTTGCTCATGTGTTCTTCGCTTTCAGCTTGGCCTCAACTTCTTCAAAAATTGCTATTGGGTTTGCAAGTGCGATGCACTTTTCAATCTCCTCATCCGTCAGCCCAACCCATTCACGTTTTTGCGGTTCTGCGTACAAAGGTGAATTTGACTTATAACTTGGTGCTCCGTGAACTGGTACAGTACCTTTTCTGTTGCCACCCCTTTGCAAACTTCGCAGAGATTCGGAAGTTACCCAAGCTACTGGGTTTTGTGGTTTGTTTATTGTGCTCATTCGTAGTCACCCGCACGCGAGTGCATAAGCAACGCCAGCATAAAAACAAACAGTATGAACGATAAATATAAAAACCAAACCGACCATGAAATCAACATATATTTGCTCCTTCAGATATTCGTGCATTTTCTTCTGCCCTTTCTTTCTTTTCTACTCTTGCTTGCTTTCGCTCCTCTTTCCTGCGCTCGTACTCAAGCCGCCTGTCTAAATTGGTTTTGCGCGGCTTTGGTTTGTCTAATTTACTACCCCAGCCGTACACAGGCGTTTGATAACGGCCTAGCTTGTCTTGCCGCCAATCACAGATATGGATGATGTCATATGCGTGTAAAGCGCGACACCACCTCCAAGAAGTCAAAATGGCTATTTGCAAATCATCAGCCAAGTCATGCGCGCTGTATTTCTTTTCTTGAAACTCAAAAATTCTAATTGTTTTACAGAGCATCGCATGGTCAATCTGTACCAGTTTTCTAGGCATTGATAATCTTCCCCTTTTTTTGTTTCAATGTAGCCGCGATTGTGTCTAAGGCTTTGTCAAGCATCGCCAAGGTACACACCTCCAACTGAGCGTCGTGGACTTCAAATCCAACCTTAATGGACGTCAACTCAACTCCGGTGCAGATGAACCTATCGTTTAACTCAAGAGACCGCTTGCAAACGTCGTAGAGGGCGCTAGAAGCGTCTAAAACTAGCTGACGGTACTCTGACCCTACCCCAAGCATACAAAGCGCCTCAGCGACGTTTATGACCCCGATAATGATGTCGGCTTCTTGTCGTGTTGCCGTGCCTTTTGTCAGCGAGTCAAGCGCACTCATGTTTTTCAGATGCATCGTGACGTACTCAGATTCCTTTGCGGATACCTTTGTCATCCCGCTGACCACCCAGTGCATTGCGTCCAACCTAACGCCTTTTGGTTTGTACTTCGAGCGCTTACGCATTTTTCACCCCCAGAATACCTTTCATCATCTCGCGGATGTGCGCTGGTGGAGGTGAACAGTTCTCACGGTCGGCGATTATGCTTTTTAACGCGGCGTCTTGGTTGGCTGGTGCTGGCACAGTAGTCCGAGCCACGTCAGCGGCAACTTGGGCAAACGTCTGCTTTTCTTTCACCCATTCAGCGTTAAACCCAGTCCATCCCCTAGCGCATATTTCTGCCAAGGCGTCCTCAAGTGACCAGCCAGCCTTTTCTGCTTGGTTGCGAATCTTCGTGATGACCGTATCGCTGACAGGAGCCTTCTTAGCTTTGCGCTGTTTGACAAAATCATCCCAAACAGATTGTGATACGCCGTCAGGCGGTGCAACGGCAGTTGCTCTTACTTTGTGTATTTGTGTATTGGTGTCTTGGTGTATTGGTATAGCATTGCGACCGTTATGCGTTTCTGATGCGTTCGCATTGGTCTTCTTTGTACTCCAACGTGCCTCTGCGGACTTGCGAGCCTTGTCTGACTTGTCTGCTATCTTGGATAACTCAAACTGAACTCGCTCTGAAACCCAGCCGTCATCAATGCGAACGAAATACTCTCGCAATACGACCGCAATGCAATCGCTATGCGAACGCATCCTTATCTGCCTCGCTATCTCATCAACTTCGTCGGGCAGTGGTTTTTCGTGGAGGTAGCACCAATCAAGCATACGGCGGTATGCAAGGTCTTCCATTTCGGAAAGGTGCGATGTGTGACTCTGGTAGTCACCGATGTTAAATGAGTAGTAGAACATTGCTCACCTTTTTAAACGCTCCCTAAAAAAGAAACAACGGCGGGAGAGGGAGGAACTCCATTCGATCGGGTAATTAGTCCGATCTAGCCGTGTCTCACTTAACTATATCACGATTTTGAGCGCCGTCCGATCTCACGTTGTAAATACCAAACCGCTTTTTCCAAGTCTTCAATGGCGTCGTTCTTGAGGTCGGCGCGCCAGATGTATTTGACAGCGTTGCCAAGACAGAAGTTCATGTGCTCGGTTATGTCTATGCACTCAACGTGGCTGGGGTGAGCCATGTAGTGCGCTGGGTTGTTTACTGGGTCGTGCATCAGTCTGTGCCTCCAAAGTTTTCCTTGTTTAAGTCGTTGCGCTGGATAGTCTCAATCGCTTGGTGAGCGTTGTACATCAGGCTGTTCAGCCACAGCACAGCCTCAATCTCTGTGTCGGGCTGTTGCCGCACCAGCGCGTTTAAGTCTGCCATAAAGTTATTCCAAGTTTCCACGGTCGCCTCCTATGTTGCCTCAACTATGACCCACAAAATTATTTTTGAAAATTAGGGAAAACCCCTAGAGCAGATTGTGTTTTTTCTATGCCATAATTAACACATCGCAACACAACAGGAGTATCCAAATGAACGCAACCGAAACAATCCGCGAAATCGCATTTAACACCGATATGCGTAATCGTGATGTGGTCTTTAGCCTAGAGTTCTCTGGCTTTAGCCGCGTAAGAACACTCAAGTGCGTTATGCGCCTTGGCTACCAAGATCGGGACGACGGCATATTTTGGGCGTTGCAAAAAAGTATTTGCATTCAATCAAGCTACACCGATGAGGAGATCGCAGAGCGCCAGCGCCTGCGGCTTGAGGAGCCTGTGCGTGATGGAGACATTGTTCGCATCAACGGCGGTCTGTACAAGACACGCATTCTTGGCGACTACACTGACGCCGCGATTTTTGACCCGATAGCAGAGTAAAACCAACGGGGCGAAAGCCCCACTTTTAGGGAGATAGCAACATGAGAGCAATCATCAAAGCGGCGGTTAACATTGATGAGTTGTACGCGACGTTGGAAGGCATATCTGCCGACGACAGCAAAGAAATTGAAGACTACACCGATGCCGAAATCGTGCATGAGGCCGAGTACGTTTTGTCCACGTTCCATGAGGCTGGACACATTAACGGCGACGCTTTATCGGGTGATTTGCAGGATGGGCCTTATGACCAGAAGTGGGCGCGTGGTGAGGTACGCAAACTCAAGGCGCTTATCAAGAAGTACAACTAATCCAGCAGGGCGAAAGCCCTGTTGTCTATTAGGGAAACTACTTAGTCGATTTGGTAGTTTTTTGTGGTGAAATACAAGTAGCCGTTTTCAAAAGGGAGAAGTTATGGCAAAGAAACTTTACACGTTAAATGAGCAAGGTCAGGCTTTGCTCAAGACGTTGGTAGACCCATACTCATCGTTCTACATCGATGCTGTGATGGACTTGGAGGAGGCTATTGAGAATGAGGATATGCCGCACTTTGAGGGCACTATTTTTGGTGGTGAGTTGTTTGACGAAATCAAAAGGGAATTCAAATGAGCGTTCATAAAAAACTGATGCAGGCACGCATCCAACTGCAAGGCACGAAACTGAGCAAGTCAGGCAAGAACAAGTTCGCTGGCTACTCTTACTTTGAACTTGGAGACTTCCTGCCAACCATTCAGGACATATTCCACCAGATCGGTCTGTGCGGCTTTGTATCGTTTGGCAAGGACTTGGCTACCCTGACCATCACAGACGTTGATGGCGGCGGTGAAATCCTGATTACTAGCCCAATGGCAGAGGCCAACCTTAAAGGCACGCACCCAATCCAGAACCTTGGCGCGGTCGAGACCTATAACCGCCGTTACTTATGGATGGCGGCAATGGAAATTGTCGAGCATGACATTCTGGACGCCAGCAAGCCGATGGAAGAAAAGCCAGCGCCAATTATCACGCCCAACCAAGGCGCAAGAGAAAACGTATCAGCGGAAGAATTGCTTGATCTTGAAGAACTTGCTTATGAAACAACCGAACTTTGCAAGGTAAATCCAAGAGAGGCTTACGAACTTGTCGCTTCAAAATGTTTGGAGGAGCCTCAATACAGAGCCTTCTGGACTTATCTTGATTCCAAAACAAAGTCAGCACTAAAGGCGGCGAAATGACTGAGACACAACAGAAAGCCGTGTTCGGTACGTTCTGGAAGTGGCTTGCCAGAAAAGACTCACCAGACACCTCGGTGGCGGCGGCGAAAGCCGTGGACTCCAAGGGTCTGGAAAAGCAGGTCTACGACATCATTGTCTGCTTTAAAGGAGACGGGTGCATTCAAGATGATGTGCTCAATGAATTGTCTTGGTTGCCGTATTCCAGCGTGACGGCTCGGTTTGCGGCACTCAAGCGAAAGGGACTTGTACAGCTAACAGGCGAAAAGCGTCTGGGACGTTCAGGTAAACAACAGGCAGTCATGGTGGCTGTCACTAACCAAGGAAACTAAATGGCATACGAACAACGCGATAACAGCGGCTCACTTTTCAAGAACGACAAGAAAGAGACCGACAACCACCCAGATTACAACGGCTCCGCAATGGTTGGAGGCCAAGAGGTGTGGATGAGCGCATGGCTCAAGACTTCCAGCAACGGCAAAAAGTTTATGTCTTTTAGCTTTAAGCCGAAAGACCAACAAGCCGCCAAGCCAGTAGCCAAGTCAGCGCCAGCGCCTGAACTCGACGACGATATGCCATTCTAAGGAGCCAGCATGGAAAAGAAAGAACCAACCAGCAAGTTCATTACGATGCGCGTCCCGATAGCGTTGTATGAGCAAATCAAAGCGCAGTCAGTCGCTGAGTCTCGGTCTGTCTCTGGTCAGATCACATATTTGCTGAAAAAACTATTAGGGTAAACACCTAGAAAGATAATTTGATTTACCCCTTCTTGTGTGTGTTTTTTTGTGTTTATAATCACTCATCGACAACACAAAAGGGGATTCCAAATGACACGCTTTACAGACCGCACAGTACGCACCGAAACCAAATGGGTAAAGATTACACGCGACAACAAAGAGCGCACCTTTACATTTGCCAAGGGTTGCAAAGGCGAATACACAGCCCAAGAACAAGAGACGCTTTCTTTTAAATGGGTTGCAAATTGGTCTGAGGCAACAGACCGCGCCAATCGCTTAATGGATTTTTGATAAGGGAGAACTGAAATGAAAGACACAATTCTGGTACGCCAGCACCCACAAGCCGACGACATGGTGGAGTTGTACTCGGTGCGTAAAACAGCGCGGGGTGAAGACTTTGTGCTGTGGGGAGCAGTCCACGCTGATATGCTGGACGGCCTTGGCTTTGATTACCACTCAGAAGACCTAGCTGACCTCAAGTTGGCATTGGAGACAAAATGAAAGACGTTTTATCAGCACTCATCGTGGCGGCAATAATGACCGCGCCCGCAATTATCGTGGTGGCCTTATCGTGAACGGCTACAACACAGGCCGCGTTATCATTGGATGCCGCTATGAGCCGCCTAAACGGTCGCACATGAACGCAAACGATATTTGGTGGCAAACCGTACTGCTAGGACGCCGCCAGACGCTCCTAGAGCGTTTTAAATTGTTTTTTGATAGGGGCGTAGCATGACTAGAGAGGAACTGATGGAGGACGGCACAGAGTACTGCTGTTATTGCGGCACGCCAAAGGTATCGTTTGGGTGCTGTGGTGAAAACCACTTTGAGACTTTTGCTCAGATGGACTCTGACGCACAACAAGAATTTTTACAGTATGAGGAAAACTAAAATGGATTTACGCAAGCAAATTGAGGTTGCCCAGTTGCAGTCTTTTTCAAAAATGTCTGGTGTGTACTTGTGCCCAGAGTTATCAATGCCAGCCGTCAGGGTTGGGGCTGATGACCACAACCAGCACCCAAGCCGCAGGAACAACAACCTAGTCTACAAAGACGGTCGAAAGGAGAAAGTATGAGTTACGCGAATGTGGAGATGCGGATAGTGCAATGGTCGGAGGCGCGCCGCATCATTCAGAACAGCACAGCCGAGGCGCAGTTGCTCAAAGCCGTGTCTGAGATGGGCGAACTAGCGGACGCTACCATCAAGAACGACAGGGACGAAATCATCGACGCTGTGGGTGACGTAATGGTCTGCTTGGTCAACTACTGTGCCATCAAAGACATTGACTTAGTGTCGTGCATGGATGCCGCATACGGTCAGATTAAAGACCGTAAGGGCACGCTACTGCCTAACGGGGTATTCGTCAAAGAATGAAATGCCCACAATGCGGTGCATGGACAACCGTACTCGAATCAAGGATGCGACAAGACAACACGCGGCGCAGGACTGTCGAGTGCGGCAATATGCACAAATTTACAACCGTGGAGCGCGTGGAGGTCGCCAAGCAAGGTGGCGCTAGAACTCGCTCACGTCAATCAACTCCCCACGCCACTCAACACAGTCATCAGCAAGAGCGCTGACCATACACAACTCTGGCATCAGCAAGTGTCCATCCACAAGGTTTAGCACCGCAAACCCAGCCCGCCAGTTGCGTGGGCTGTTCTCGGCGTACATGAACTGGTCGCCAAACGGCTCGGCGAGCGTGCCACAGTCAACCCCCCATTTTGTCGAAACAAGGTCAGTCCACCCGTTTACCTTGAGCGAGTGAAGATGCCCAGTTACAAAACTCACGCCAGAATTGACAGCGTTATTGTGTGTCGCGTGGACGCCACCTTTCCATCGGTGTTTGACCATCACCGAATCATTCAGCATACAGCTAACAACGTGTTGCCAGTCAGGGAAGTGGTCTTCTAGCTGGAAGCCCTCGACGCCTTGAAATTCTGGTGCTACGGTTGCCAGTCGAGTCGAAAATCTAGCGTCGTGGTTGCCCAGCGTCCAGATAAATTTAGCGTCGCCAGCGGCCTCCTGAATCTCGCCAAGGAACATTTTGCAAGCGTTTAACTCTTGAATAATCGTCGGCGTTACATCCCACCCGTTAGCTGGATGCCTACTCGCCTGTGCGCCATCAAAGGCGTCGCCATTATTTATCACTACCTTGGGCTTGAGTTCACCAATAAGCCACAGTAACGCTTTAAAGGCCGTGGTGCGCCGACCTAGCTGGAAGTGGGCATCACTAAACACAATGACCGTGCCGTTCTCCATGCCAAGGTTGATGTGCCCGTAGGCTTGCGCTACGCTGTTTTTATTGCTTGCCGCAACCAGTACGGTATCGTATTTGGCTTCAATCTCACGGCGACGTTTATGGACGTTGCGCTCGGAAACGCCAATCAGTTTAGCTACCTTTGCGGCTGACTTATGCGCCTGCCAGAGTTCAATGAATTCTTCATTAGTAATTGTCCGCTTGTTCATTAGAAATTTTCCTTGTCGAAACCGAGGTTTACACAGACCTGCCTAGCGCAGTTCATAAAGAAAGCGTCGTGAGGGCTGTCCTCGCTGAGAATCTTTAGCTTGGACTGGTGCAAATGTATCATTTCGTGACCAACCGTAGCGACTAGCTGGCTTACATCCCAAACCCTAGCCGTGCTGATTGTGATTGTGTGTGGGTCATCTTCAAAACACCCATACATAGTGGAATCGTTGACCACCTTGGTTTGGATAGTGGTGGGTAGCTTCCAATCGCAAAACGGCTCCATGCCTCTCAGCATCTGGTAGGCCAAGAGGATTGATTTTTTGCTTACGATTTTGCTATCGGCTTGCATCCAATGAGACTTTACGCACTTCATCAACACGGCGCGTCCAGCCTCTACCAAATATCTCAAAGGTTGATAAACCCTTTAGAAAATTCATCCGTATATCGCAGTAAGCATTGATTAAAGCATCTGGTGAGTGTTCTGCGACCTTGGCTAATGTATTCGGGCCGATAGCCCCGTCAGGAACAGCCCCCACAGCCTCCTGAAGCCATTTTGCGGCGCGTCTAGTACCTGAGTTAACACTAGCATCAAAAACGCAGTAGTTAACGCCAGATGGAAGGTCATCCGCTTTTACTCTGTCCCAGTATTTGCGTTTATACAATGTAGATACATCGGCTGGCGTGAGCGCACGCATCTCGGATTCGCTTGACTCACGCCCAACCCACTCCTCAAAGACTGCGCGGGTAACACCAAGGTTGGTCATGCCGCCGGGGTCTTTCGGATGGTCAACAAAGCCACCTTCGTGCTTTAAAACGTGGTCAAGTGCTTCTGTGAAGTTCATAGTGAGTCGTTTGCTTTAGGTTTGATTTCAATGCACGCCATTCGGTATGCCTGTGCCTTGCCACTTCGCTTTATCAGCGCCTCGGCTTTATCGTTCTGGGTAGCGCACTGCTCAACAGAGACTGATATGTCGCCTGAATAAAACTCGCAGTTGTTAGTAGACAAGCAGATAAACAATACGGGTAGCCAGACAGACATATTGGCCTCTACTTAATAACGCCCCGTAATTGATCGCCCTTGTCTTTGCTTCCAACGCTTGAGCCAAAGTAGTACGACAGAATCTGAGTCACAGCGGCTGACAGCACCCCAAGGATGTAAATCAAAATATCCTTTGCCTCTGGCTTCACCTCAACAAAGATGAGAACCGCGAACAGGACAAACGATAAGCCTGTGACCCCAAGCGCTAGAGCAGGCGTAACGATTTTGTTAAGTAAAGGTGCATTTGCACTTGAAGCAATAGCCATCTCACGCTCACGCGCACTGTTTTTATCCGCAAGAATAGCTGTAAATTTGTCATGCTCAAGTTGCTTGAGTTTTAAAGCCGCCTCTGGGTCTGCTTGAATCGCTTTAGTCACCGCCGCTACCTCATCAGCAACGCCAAACTGTTTTGCCAATGCTGATACAGCCATGCCGCCAAGTGGTCCACCAAGTGCAGTACCAATCGCGGGAGCAAACTTGCTCACCATCGAAATGAGATCATTCATTAAATGTCACCCTTTGTGGCTATCAAGTAGATGAGTCCAGCAACAATGACTAGCCCGGTCACAACCGCTATGACAATCAACACGCCGTTTATCCAAGCCCACACCAATTGTTTGCGTTTGTAGATTGCCAACGCTTTCTCACGTTCGGCTTGGTCTCGCTCACGTTTCTTTTTGGCTTGATGGGCAAGAAAATCGTCGTATAGCCCCGCCCGACCGCTGTATATAAGTAGCGTTTTTAACTCAGCCTCAGATTCTCTCAAAGCCTCCAGCGCCCAGAACTCCTCCGAGTCGCTACCCTTTGCAGATGCCTTCTTTGCTATCTCAGCCTTGAGGCCGAAATACTCACCTAGCTTTGCACCACAGGCGGCTATCTCATGACCATTTTGCAAGGTGGTCTTGATGACTGCAAACGCGGCATTAGCCGCCGCGAGTTCAAGAAGCATTACTTAGGCAATGAACCGTGACCACCGAGCCACATAGCTAGGCCAACGACCGCCGCGCCAGTCAACCACGCCAATTTGGTCAGAATAGACTTTCCGACCTGTTGGTAGACGCGGTTAAACGTTTTCTCAACAGCACGGTCTACGATAGCGTCAATCTGGGCTTCGGTGAGTTGGACTTCGTTGGACATGGTTTAATTTTCCCAGTTCTGAGCGTTGACAACGGCTATCAGTTGCTCGACATTTTCGCACAAGTTAATTGCCGCTTCAAGTCGGTCGGCTTCTGCCACAATCGCCGCACGGCTTGCAACCACGTCAGCAGGGATCGCCACGTCACGCTCTGCCTTGCGAATCACCATCCAGTCAGTACCAGCCAGCATAGAGCCAGCAGTAGCCTTGACCTGAGCAATCCAGTTGGACTTCAAGCCCTTGGTTACCAGACGCTCATCGCTGTCAACCATAACTGGGTTAGCGGGGTCAGAGTTGTCCAGCACCTTGACAAACAGGGGGTTGCCGTCTTGGTCAACCTCCTCACGGTCTTCCAATGCCTTGGGGTTAGTGATGTCGCCATTCCAGTAGAAGCGGTCATCAGCACGGGTTGCATCAGCTTCCCATGTAATACCCAAGGCTAGTCGGGCTTCAGACATTGACCTGCGTAACCAGTTTGCAGGGTATTGAATGTCACCCAACGTAAAGGCACGGTCGAGTGGTAGAGGTTTGTTGTTTACTTTGTACATATGGTTTCCTTATCGTGCAAGTGAGTTTTTGAAAGGGTTCTCGGCAAAAGCCATGTAGATGTAGGTTTCAGCACCGTTGTAATTTGCCGAAAGATTATTTCTCCACTTAAACCCGTTAGATAATAAATCAATACCTTCGTACCCAGCGCCTGTATATGCAGTGCCGGGGGTATTTGGTTGAAACGCACCATCCATAACACCAACACCATTTGCCGTTCCTCTAGCGGTGTCCCACAATAACCAATCTCTACCAGCACTTGTAGATCGAATAATTAAAAATGCGGGTCTAAATCCTAAATACACAAACGGGCCATCAGGAGAATTGTTCCCCACATAGCTACCGAACTTGGAGTACCCTTCTACATCGGCGAAACAGTAGGCAACGTAGGTGTTGCTTGAAGTATTAACAGCAGGGTGATTAAGCGAAAATACCGTTGATGTAGGCGATGTGTTATTCCACAAACTTACTGCCGAAGAAGCCGCGGCTGTTGAGTTTAACGCTATGTATTTAGTATTTCCTAAACTAACGTGGTAAGAGTTCCAATCATAACTAGCAGAGTTTCTTGTTTTGACAATCACCATACTTGGCGCAACACCAAGCCCATGCCCCACAGTAGATGGTTGTGTGCTATTACCCGTATAAGTCACAATGCTAAAACCAGCGTCTTGGTTCACCGACCCCACGCTTGCAATAGTTGCGCCGTTTGTTCCTGCGTCGTTGCTAAAGGCTGTCCCAGCTTTCCAACCCCAGCCAACGTAAGTTCTGCCAGAAGTGTTAACAGCCGCACTAGCCCCTAACAGGAATCCGTTCTTGTTGAACTGAAGCAAAGAGTTGACATCAGTTACCTCAAGAGCCGTATTGTCGGACTTTAAGTAATCATGTACACCACGCACACTATCAAACAGAGTATGGCTTTGTGCCGCACTTCTTGACTTAATCCACACCAAGTCAGGCGTTTCCAAGTCATTAGTTACTTCAGGAATGTTGAAGCTGTTAAGTGTCTTGAAGCCCGTTGGAGGTGTATATGCAAATGGGCGTTGACCGAAGTTGGCTGTCCAGCTTGAGTTGTAACCAAAATAAGGAATCCATGTTCTGGCTGTAGAAACGGCTGTATCAATAGCCCCAGTTCCAGCGGCTGGATTCCCAGAATTCATCCAAGTTCCATTTTTGCCAAACCATATTTTTCCATTTTGATATGCAATCATTACAACATCATTTACAGCATAAGAAGTATATGTACCAGCAGAGCTTCCAGTAGTTCCGCTTGCTGTATTGTAATAAGCACCAGTGCGAGACAAAATTGCTTTATCAACAAAAGCGTAAGAAGCGCCGGGTGCGGAGGATGTTGTTGTGGTTGAGTCAATAATTCCTATGTAAGTGCGAGCCGCATCCAAAGTTGTGCAAACGCCTTCCCAATACCAACTTGTTGTATCCCCTGCGGCAATTCCGAAAGTTCCCCAAACGTGTGTTGGAATACCCGCTCTTGCGGCAGATAAATTTCCATTTGACATGGTTGGGTAATTACCGCCAATAAGATTACTCAATGGATTCAACACCGCATAGTTACCAGCATCCGCATAAGGCGTAGGCGAGTCCACCATGCTGTCATAGGTCGAACCAGCGGTTAGGCTAATGTTGTTTGGAGTCCAATCATTACCCGCACCACTTTGGTCTGCAACCAAGGTAGCCGTACTTGTCGTGTCGCTGAAGTCTAAGTAAAAACCGTTGGTTCCGTATGTACCTGTGTAGGCTTTAGGAACCCAGTAGTTGTTACCATCGTAGTCGCCCAAGTCCGATGGGGTTAATGCTTGCCCATCGATGAAGTTGACTTCTGCTAGGTAGCCGTCGTGCGTGTCCCCAGAGGACGGAGTTCCAATACCGTGGTAAGCGTTATTGTTTATTGCTCCGTCAAGGTTTAATGTTGGATAAGATGCTGTATAAAAAGAAGTTATCTCAGAGCCGTTCACATACATTTTTATTCGGTTGCTTGTAGTAGCTTGAGTTGTATCAAATGCAATAATAATATGATACCAAGCAGACGGATCTCGGAAAACTTGATTTGTCCTCAAATCAAATTGAGTTCCACTAACGCCAGTAAAATAGAACTTCCCATCTGCTTCAAATCTAAAAGCAGTGGTGTAATTTGAGGGGGTTCCTGAAATGTAATTTACTACCCCTTGCTTTCCACGCTTGACCCACGCACTCCATGTCCAAGTCTTACGGTTTCCAGCAGACGCAGGTGTCCGACTCAGGTAAGCAGACGCACTTGCCCTAAAGCGTAAACTGTTTGAAACTTCATAAGTTGTAAACGGTTTCTGAATCTCACCCACCTGCAAGCCACCACCGTTGCCTGTGTACAAATATGTCTTGAAGTAGTCATCTCCACTAACAATCGTCGAGTCAGGCAAGTTACCCGTGTGTAGCGCTTTGAAGCCTGTGGGTGGCGTGTGGGCGAATGGGTGTTGACCGAAGTTAAACTCCCATCCGACATCGTTTGCAGTATCCCTATAAACACTAGCAAGAACCGCCCTAAAAGTTGTTGGTATTGTTTCGTCGGTTGCAACGGCAGTGCCATCTCTGTAAATGGTCATCAACCCATTGACTAAATCGTAAGCAAAACCAAGTACCGTTCCAGTAGTGAGTCCACCACCAATTGAGGTATATACACCATTAACAATCTTGTTTAGGCCACCATTTACACATTGAATACCGCTGTTTGTACCAGCAAAAGTTTGCGTTGTAGGCACTACTAAACCAATTTCACAAACTACTACTGCACCAGTATTATTACCAGCCGTAACCTCAAAATAAAATTTGTCTGTTGGCAACGTAATTGTGGCTATTGCAAAGTTGTTTTGTCCTGTGACGGCAGAACGAATCTTCAGATTCCCATCTGACAAAGTTGCATTAGCGGATTTGTGCAACGGATTCATCACCGCATAATTTCCACCGCCCGCATAAATCGTGGGTGTGTCTGTCATGCTGTCGTAAGTGACACCAGAGGTCAGCGATATGTTGTTAGGTGTCCAGTCATTACCGTTGCCTGATGAGTCAGCAACCAAGGTTGTCGTGTTTGTTGCATCGCTGAAAGGCAGGTAGAAGCCGTTATTGCCGTATGTGCCCTCGTATTCAACTGGTTGCCATACGCCTGTGTTTTCGTTGTACTCACCAAAGTCTGAGGGGGCTAGGGCTTGTCCATCAACCCAATAACATTCAGCCATATACCCATCAAAGAAGGCGGTATGGTTATACTGAAAATCTCCAATATCCCCCGTGTAGCCCGACTTATTCCATCTTTGAAAAGTAGCGTTTTGTGTCTGTGGCGTAGCGCCCCAAGATAGTGTTTGCTGAACCCCATTTACATACAAACGCATCCTGTCTACGGCAGTTGCATTGGTTGTGTCAAAAACTAAAACAATGTGATACCAAGCTGACGGGTCACGATAAACTGCCGCCGTTGATACATATCCCGAGTTATTAAGATACGCAATCCTTATTTTGTCATCAGTATTAAATTGTAAAAAATCATAGTTTACAGAAGACCAAATAAATTGTTGTACTCCCAACTTTCCTCTTTTACACCAACCAGACCATGTGCCTGTAGTTGTGCTTGTTGCAGAGCCTTGCGCTCTACTCAAATAAGCAGACGCACTTGGGCGAAAGCGCAAGGAGTTCTTAATGGTGTAGCCACCACCACCTTGCGATCCGAATCCTACGGGTAGTACGCTCATGCAAAGCTCCTTGAAACCATAATGTAAGTATTAGTGCCGTTGTCAAAATAAGCAATGACATACACACCCGCCGTAGATATGGCAGTCAGGTCATCGGCGTTAATCTTGGTCGTGCCAGCCGCCGTGATGCTGTGACCACCAGAGTTGTCTAGCAGAATAAATCCAGACTGACCAGCCGTGTGATTCGTGAACGTAAGCGTCCCCGTACCCGCTGGTGTACAGAAGAAGTTGTTGGTTGCTGACAAGTCAAACGACAAGTCGTTATCGGTTGTTACAGTGCCGCGTTGCGAGGCTGTAAACGTCTGAGAAACGTCTGTCTTAGCTGTGTCAGCGTCGTATGCCTGCACGTCGGTATCAATAACCAAGCCAAGGTTTGTACGCGCTCCAGTGGCGTCTGAGGCTCCTGTACCGCCATCCAAAACCGCTAGGTCAGTAATGCCGCTAATAGTGCCGCCAGTAACGATGACGTTTGCGCTTGTAAGCGAGTCACCAGATGAGCCGTCCTGAAAATTCTTCAGATGCGTCATCAGTTCGCGGATAGCGTTATTGATTCCACTAGGCGCACAGCCTTCGTCAATGTTAATTGACTGAATGTCCGTGTTGTTTGATGCCGTTGGGCTGTATTCGCTAATCTTTGTCTTTGCCATTTATTTACTCCATTGTTGACAAGTTGCCGCCAGACATACCGCCAAAGAAAGAACTTGTGCCAAGCAACCCAGCAGGCACTTGTGATGTTACACCCCGTGCCTTCTTCGCAAACTCAGCAAATGCGCTGTCATCTCTTAACGCCCTCAAAACCAATTGAGGGTCTTCACTTACTAAAACCTCGGCAACATCAGCGCGCTGTTTGTCTGTTAGGTTTGCTGGCAAAACGCTTCTTAGCATTTTACGCGCCGCGCTAACAATTGCCAATGGATTTCCAGTCATGGCAGAAGTAACTTCTTGCAAAGAAACGTCTGAGCCAATCCGACTTGCCTGCATCTGGGTAGGCGCGGTTCCAGAACCCCCCAAGATAGCCCCAGAAGCCTCCTGAGAGCGCGCCGCACGCCCTACGGTATCCAACACACCCTCTAACTCATCTTGAGGGTAAATGGTGCGTAAGATTTGACCTTCTTTGGTTTGAGGGTCGCTTAAACGCTTCATAAACGTCAGCTTATTGCCTGTCGCCATTTTGTTGCGAATAGCATCCATCACACCAGCACGCAAGTACTTCATGTTTTCAGGCGTGACTCTTTCAAAGTCAATGGAAACCTGATCGGCATTTTGCCCAAAAATTGTTTTGCCGTAATCAAACGAATCTCTTGATGAGCGTAACTTTGCGGCTTGTTTTCTTGTTTGCTCAACAGTCTTAACAACTGGTCGGTAAATACCGCTGTAACCTTCTGTGTCACCGCCACGCTCAAACAAAGTGGATGACTTGTTAATCTCAGCACGCAGTATCTTTTCGGCCTCCTTGAACCCTTGCCCAGCAGAGCCACGACCACCACGGAAAGCCTCGTCAGCCAAGTCGCGTAAACCCCGCATCAAAATCTCTGCGTCTTGCAACGTTGGTGCGCGGTCATAAACAACCTCGCCATCCTTTAGAGAAAAGAAAGGCGTCTTGCCTGTCTGCGCTTGATACGCTTCCTGCAACGCTCGCCCAGATGCGGGAGAGCGACGAATACCTTGCTCTATTGCTTGTAGCGTTTCTTGCGTTATAACGCCGCCACGCTCAAAGGCAGATCGGTATTGCTGTCCTTCCTGCTTTCTCATTACCTCATCGGCCTCGCCAACTACGCGGCGCACGTTACCTTGTGCGTCGGGGAACAAGGCGCGATTTAAGTCCTCTAAAGCCTTGCCACGCAGTTCTTCTGGTCGCTTGCTTAGTGAGCGCTTCAAAATCTCACTGGCCTCGCCACCGCCTCGCGCATACGCCCTGACAATATCTTGGATTGTCTTGTTTTCGGCAAGAATATCGCCGCGCATAACGCCTGCGAAAATCTCATCGTCGGTCATGTTAGTTTCTCTGGCAATCCTTTGGATTTCATTTTCTACAATCTTTGCACCACGACCACCAATCCTGCGACGTGCCATATCAATGAGGGCATTTGTCCCCATCTGCAAGCCCTTGCCGACACCATAGCCTACTGGCCCAGTCACAGCGCCAAATCCAACGCCAGCGGGGACTCGCGCAGAACGCTCAATGATATTACCCTCACCCGTGCCAAGAGCAGAAACGCCTCCGCTTACTCCGCCCACACCAGTAGTAGCGCCCAAAACTCTTAACAATGTTGGAGACTTTCCTAGCGCAAACTTTAACGCACCGCCGGGAGCAATCATAGAGCCGCCAGCTTCGTATATCAAAGCGCCTGCTGGGTCATCTTCACGATAGGCCGCTAAATCAGACCGAATCTGAGCAATGGTTTTATCAAAGTCTTGACCAGCAACCTTGGAGCGTACCAACGCCTCAATCTCATCACCAAAGCCAAGCGTCAAGCCTTGAGCCGCAGACCGCAATCGTTGCGGTTCTACTTGCGGCTTCGGCGCTGGTGCGCTGATTGATGGGAACGTAGACTGTGGTTGCGCTTGTGAGCCAGATGTAGCAAGTGACTGACGCAACGTCTGCAACTTTTCGTTAGATATTTTTGAAAAGTCGCCATTACGAATGGCCTGCAATTCTTCGGTTGTAAATGTTGATAAATCAGCCATTATTTAGAACCCTCTGCGGCGCAATTCTGCTTCCACCCCTTGCTGTAATTGGTTTACGCCACCGCCATCGCTTGGCTGGTATGGCGGCAACGCATAAAACGGCGCATACTTCTCCATCCCCTTAAGTTGTTTAAACTGGTTAAATAATGTATCGTGCCGCTTAATTTTGTTTTGAGCAACCTTGCGAATCGCCGCCAAAGCCGCTTTGATCTCGGTAGCACTCATGTTTTGAGTTCCAGCAGACGCCCTCTTGATAATCAAGCGCTCGTTTTCTGTAATCTGACCCTGACCCTTCATTGCCGCCGCCGCTTGCAGTTCTCCCTTTGCTAACCCCTGAACAAGAACCGCCGTATTAGCTAGAATTTCGTCTGCGTCTTTTCCTGCGACACCCAATGATTGACCGACTCGCAACAAGACCGTTCTGGTGTCTGCGGCAGGGCCGACAATCGCTTTATCCAAAGCCGAGTAAATCCTATCTGCGTTATCAAGCGTTTCTCTGGCTACCGTTGCTTGCTCTGTTGCGATACCAATCATTGAGCCAATGTCTTTGGCAACAGTATTAGAGAGCGCCTTTTCCCCGCCCACGTTTACATTTGTAGCGCCTGCTTTTTTCAGGGCTAGTTGGTAGTCAAGGAAACTACCTTTAAAACTTCCGTCGCTTGTGGCTCTTTGGTAGTCTCTGTAAGCGGGAGACTCTTTTGGAGCGCCAGCACCAACCTGCCGAACCTCACCCGTCATTGGGTCACGCTCAAACCGGGTAGCGCCTTCAGCAAGACTAAACATCTCAGGACGCATAGCCTTCTGAGCGTTCATTAGGTCACCCAAAGCCGCACGACCTTCAGCCGTTTGCATCAACTGAGGAGCAATAGCTTGCAAGTCAAACCTAGCAGGTGTTGCTTGTCTCGGAGGTACAACTACATCAGGGCTATCCATGATGCCTTGCGTAGCCGCCTGTGCTGGTCTGTAAGCGCCACCAATCAACCCTTGTACATCTGTGGCACGTTGCTGAGACTGCATTTTTCTTTGCATCTCTTGCATTGCTAACTTTTCCTGCGCCTGTTGTTGCAAAGTGCGCTGGTAGCCCTCTTTTGCCCCTGACATACTCTGAGCCAAGCCACTCAACGTGCTAACTGGCCTACCAGACTGAGGGCGAGCCGCTTGCGACAACTTTGCCGACAGATCATAAAATGCCTGAGTAGAGGCGCGTCTTTTAGCCGCCTGCAATTCTTCTTCTGACAGCAGGCCGCTGTATACTGATGGAGTGCCTCCGCCAATGTACTCACCAGCGCGACCAAGTAATCCCATAATGTCGTTTATCGCCATAACTTAACCCCAAAAATTAAGGTCTTTGCCTAAACCCCAAACGTCCCTTGCAAGGCCAATACCAGCGCTGGCCTCACTAGCTTTCTCAAGTGTTGGGTTGTAGTATTCGGGCGTCGTGGATGTTCCAGATGAGCCAGCAGGATAGCCATATATGTTGCTCAAGAAACTAGACAAGGCTTGTTGCGGTTGACTGTAAGCCGACTGCAAGTATTGCTCTTCAAGTTGACCAACGCCCAACAACTTACTAATGTCGCCATAATCAGCCGCCGCCATTTGAGGCGCGCCAGTAGCCGCCGCTTCTTGGCGACCGCGCTCTTGAGCGTAGTTTTGGTAGGCCAACTGTCCAGCAGTATTTGTCAGGCTTTGAGCCAACTGACCAGCCGCTTGGTTTTGAAACTCACCCATCGCACCAGAGCCGTATCGACCAGCGCGTGAAGCCTGTGAGCCAATGTTGCCAATCGCTTGGTTAAATGCGCTCGTAGCCTGTTGTGCCGCAGGCTGGAAAGCGCCTTGGAAGAACGGGTTCCCAGATAAGTAATCACCCTGAACCGTCCCCAACTGCTGTGTTTGAGCCGCGCCCAACAAAGGAGAACCTTGCATAGCGCGGTTTTCTATCGCTTGCATGGCCTGTTGAGTAACGTCTGATGGCCCTACTACTGGTGTACCGCCAGCCTGATATAGGCGTTGGGATTCAGCTAGTCCATAGTCAAGATACGGCTTTACACTTCCGCTTGGCTCTGATGTAGTTGTAACGGTTTGGTAGTTGACTGCCATAGTCAGTTCCTTTCAAAGAATGGACTCGTAGGCGGTCGTCCTAGAGTCATTATATCAATCATTTTACTAACCCACAATAACGTAGGCGTAGGTTTTGTTTGCCGTGTCATTGGCAAAGTGCGAAAGCGTTGCTGAACCCTTGAACTGGGCGCTTATGTAAACATCAGCATAAGCCTTTGGTGCAATGTAGTTCACATTCAATGTGACAGATGGAACTGATGGCCGTGGGATGGTCAAATCAGCGGCGTAGTAGTCGAGTTCAACACCAACATCTGTGACAGAGCCTGCAATTTGCACATAGTCGCCAGCACTTAGTTCAATGTTTTTTTCACTCATGCCAACAAGGTAAAAGGGTATGGTTCCCGACTTCCTCGCGGCTAAACCAAACCTGCTTGCAGAGTGAACTACATCAACTCCGTTTTTTCGTATCCAGATGTCTGCGCTTTCAACAGTGTTTACGGTGTTTTTTAACTGCATTGTGTATTGAAAACTATACATACCATCATTTAGCACATATATTTTTGTGCTATCAGAAAGATATATTCCGCTTGAAGACTCTGTTGAATCAAATACAATCAAATCAACAGTTGCGCTACTCGTTGCAGTCTGCCCGCTGGTGTTTGTAAACTCACCATAAGGCGCTGAATCGACCTCTGCCGCATCAGAAAACGGAATCACTACTATCTTACTGTCTGGGCTTATGCGCTCGTCATACAGCGTTGTAGTGGTTGCATTACCCGTTGCCAGTGTGATAGTGCCGTGGTTGTTCGTCTTGCCATTCATGGCTCCACGCAAAACCTCCGAAACTGCGCGTTGGTCAGCACCGAATACTGGGACTGTACGAAACATTAGCGACCGCCCTGTGGGGCAATGTCAACATCAACAGCAACGGCATTAAGCCAATTGTCTCCTGTGGGGTTGACTTTAATTCGATGGTACTTGCCAGCGCTACGCAAAGCAACCCTGTTTTCCGATGTAGCCGCAACTGGCGTGGAATACGTTAATGGCTGGTCTAAACGCGCCCTAGACGCCACGGACACCGTAGCAGAGCCGTTATCAATCTGAGGCCGAGCCAATGTTACAACCGAGTTACTAGCACCAATGTCACCAGTAATAATCTCAGCATCTCTAGGCAAGCCTGTAAAAGAGTATACGGACTGGTCTTTAACGCCACCAAGGAAATGCTGACCACCAATAAACGCAGACGAATCTAAAGACTGCCCAAGCGCATCTATTGAGGTAGAAATATTGTCCAAGTCTTCAAGAGTTACGCCGCCTGTTGAAGCATCAGAAACATAGTCAACGATGCCATCAGCGTTTGTCCATCTTGCTGTTTTAAAGTTATAAATCAGCAATGACCGACCGCCGTTGATGTTGCTAAAGTTCCAAATCACCAACTTGCGTATCGGGTCAACAGCGGCTGACATTGACGAAAGGTTATTTACTTGAGCAACATTAAAAAAGTGGCGATCAACCTTCTCAGAGCCAATGGGCTTGACTGTCTGTCCATCGCACATATAGAAACCGTCATCTGACAAGAAGAACGTAATGCCCTGATATTGAGCAATAGAATTCTCCTCGCGGCATCCAGTTCCGCGACTGATATTGTCAAACTGGAAAATAAATGGCGTCCCAACGTAGGACATTCTATAAATAGCGTTGTCCATCAAGATCAAACCAAACTCGCCACCCCTAATGCCGACCACATTGCCGCCATCAGGAATGTCTTGGTAATCTGCTTGTGTTGTTTGCGAAAACGCCCACTCAGTTTCATCGTTGATGCCAGACCAACGGATGCGTGTGGGGTAGCGCGCACCAGACTCAAAAGTATTGGCAACCACGACAAAATCACGAACAACCGTAATATATTTTGCAACTGGTGCGCCAGCATCTACATCAGCAAAATTGCCGCCAGACGTTACGCTTAATGATTGAACTTTGTCTGCGTTGTTTGTAAACAAGGTGCTTTGACCAAACTGTGTAAACCTAATTCTGTCTCCTGATGGCGTTGCGTATGAGCCGCCAGAGACATTTGTGACCGTACCGATGGCAGAAACCTTATATACGTTAGCCCTTCCAGCGACATATAGCAAAGACTGGTTTGTCGGTGTCTGTGCTGTGTGCATGGTGTACAGGGTCTCACCGACACTAGAGGCAACTTCAACAGGCAAAGGCAAAGGGCCATACCCAATAGACTGAGAGATGACGTTCTTGGCCTCTGACAAAGCGCCAGAGATTGCAGGCTGATCTGGTAGCCACTCTCCAAATGTTAGACGCTGGGTTGCCATGTATTATTCCCTAGTTAAACTGGTGTCCATGTATTAGAACTAGCAGGAACGTTAATCCAGTCCTCGCCAATGATGCGACCGTTGCACAACACACTACCTTGAACGTAGGCACTGCCAGAAGAACTTAACGCGCCGTAAAGTTGGGCATAAGCATTTGAACTGGCAACTAAGTTAGCAATACCAGAAAATGCCATTCCGCCAAGGGCGCTCGTAGATGAGTCTGTACTAATTGAAGCGCTAGATGTTCTGGTTCTGTAATAGTCAATTGAAACAGAGCCAGAGGCGCTTACAGAGGCGCTAGATGACCTGTTCCTGTACGCATTAAGGGTGCTTGCCGCAAATGCGCTTACAGAGGCGCTAGACGTTCTGTTGCGTATTCCTGCGCCGCTAGTTGAGGCCAAGCCGTCAACCGACGCAGACCCATCGTAAATACAGGCTGTATCCCAAACTCCACTGTCAAGCGAAAACGCTAAAGAATCCAGATTACCAAACCGGTCTAAATCCTCTAGCGAAAATGGGCCACAAACATCTGCCATGTTAAGCCAATGTAACTGTTAAGTTGCCTGATGAAATGCTGAAAGAGTCGCCAATCTCAATAGCCTTGCTGGTGACTAAAGCGCCGTGATACATCAAGTTGCCAGAAGATGACGCATCAAAAATGCCAAACCATCCGACTGTACCCCATGCACCAGTGGCTTGAGCAAAATCAACATCAGCATCGGTTGCTGACACACCGTTTGACGGCGCGGCAAACGTTGCTGGACGCCTAGCATAAGAGCCTCCAGAAACTTCTGTGCCAGTACCCGCGTCGGTTGGGTCAGATGTAAACAGACCGACGTAAACGGTAGCTGGACTTGTGTACGCTGTGTTACGCAAGGTAGCGCTTACCAATGCGTCTTCTAAATAATTACTCATTGCAGACATAGAAAACTCCTTAAACTGCTTTAATTGCTAGTGGGACACCAGAATACTGACTTGATTCGTCAGACTTTGTGACTGAAGCCGAGGCGCGTTCATACATGGCAATCCATGTCTGCAACCTAGCGTCATTCATTAGGTAGGGTTCGGCCTCAATCAATGAGGCGTACAGCAACATATCAGGAACGTTAGCCATAAACACATTAGACGCATTTGCATCCCCCAAGAGTTCTGGTGCGGCATAGTACAGTAGCTGAACCGTGTAGACGGCACTTGGTATTGGTGCTAACTGAAACTCATCTGCCAAAATAGTGTACTCAATTGGCTTTCCGCTTGTTGAACTGTTTGCGTTGCGAGAAAGCGCAGACGGCGAAAAATAATTCAACGACTGTGTAGGATTGCCAACAACTACAAAGTCACGAACCTCAAGAAAGTCTGATGGCATTTCAACCGTAGAGTCTCCTGAATCTGTTGTCGTTGTTACTGACTTCAGCATCTGGCGAATACGCACCTCACGGCGCATACGGTACTCAGCCAAACGAATAAAGTCTGGTATTTGATCTGTTAGGTCAGTGCGAGCCAAGTAGTTGGCGACTGACGTTTTCAGGTCTGAATAGTTGGTAAGACTCATATAGTCCCCGATCTTGTTCGGAAGAAACGATTGTCAGGATTATTTAGCCATGAACGAAATCTTTTCTCGTCTAACACATGGAATCCACGCATGATGCCTTGCTTGTTTAGGTCATCAATAACAGTCAACGGGATAGAGGCCACCTTGTTGCCATAAACCTCGCCTGACCACTTGGCACGCTCATCGTACTGATTAAACTCTTTTTTGTTTTGCTCAATGATTGCGGTTACGTCTTGGCGTGTTTCGTAGATGACACCACCATCGCCATCAGCGTGAGCAACCGTTCTACGAAATTCAGTATTTTCCATATTGATATTTTAGCCGTATTTTGCTAAAGAAAAAAGCCCCAGACTTGTGATCTGAGGCTTCTCTCCTATCGCTTCAACTTATGACAAGTCAGCAATGATGCCGTGTGCGGCCTCGTTCTTAACTTCCAAAGTGGCTTCACAGATCAACTGAGTCTTCTCAGAGTCACCAGTTTTAGCCAATTCGTTGGTTGAGAAAGGACGCAGGTAGGCAATTGCCAGCATATCTGGGTCGATAACAAAAGCCGTCTCATCACAAGAGTTGGCGGCGTTCATAAAACGATTAGGAACGACGGACATCGAGCCGAAATCGCTGAGGTAAACGTCAGCCGCGCCGATGATGGTCGTTGCTTCGTTGCTAGGAGCCATGTAACGCTGTGCGGCGATACCAGCAAAGGCAGAGACCAACTGCTTGTGAGCAGGGTTGACCATCAGCACCTTGGGGTTGCCACCAGACTGGTAGACTTCCTTGACAACAGTCTTGAGGGTAGCTTCGTCAAAAGTGCGGTCAGTACCGTCAACGCGAGCAGTAGTGCCATTAGCACCAGCCACGCCAGAAGTACCGAAATCACCGTTGGTGTTCAACCATGACTGCAAACCACCCATTGTGCGAGCAGTAGAACTGTTGCCGTTTGATGCAACTTGGTTGCTCAATAGGGTCAATTCCATGTCGCGCTTGACTTCGCTAGAGGCTTTAGCCAACTGGTAAGCCTTTTCAGACTTGCGACCAGCTTTGTCCACAGCTTCCAACGTCCCGGCGATTTGCACGGTCTTTTGGAAAATTTGGGTCCGGTTGCCAGCGCGGGTCGTGACGCCCATAGTAGCGGAAGTCGCATCTGCACCTTCAACAGCGGCGTTGCTTAGTGACGCATCTGCGAGTGAGTCTACTTGCCACTCATGGTAGACAGCCGTAGCCTTAGTCTTGCCAATGGAAGACATAAGAGGCGTGTCAGTGGGGCTGATGTTGTAGATAATGTCTGACAGGTCTTCACGCTGACCGATAGCGGTATATGTTTGATAGGTAGCCATTTTTGATACTCCAAAAAATTACAAGAATCGTTCAAAAGCATTTGCCGCATCACGGACTTTGCCCGATTGACGCAACTTCTGCATCACTTTTTTATCTTGTGATGACTTGGTAGGAGGGTTTGAAGAACCTGCCTTCATGGTCTTAGGTGCTGACTGCACTCGTTTCAGTGCTTCAGGCTTAGACTTCTGTAAAGCATCGTACTTCATTGCCTTATACAAAGACAACACGGCGCGGTGGTCATAAATCGCACTCAACTCTTGGTCTCTGAATCCAATGGACTTAGCGTAAGACATTATTTCTTTCTTAACGCTATTTCCTTTTTCACCAGCTAACTCTGGGATAGCCTGCGTCATCAACTGGGACTCTTGTTGCAAGTGCGTCTGTAACTGCTCATTACGCTCGGCTTGTTGCTTTTCGGCAAGGCGTTGCTGTTCTGTGTTAATTACTGCGCGGCGCTTCTCAAGTTCAGTTCGCTCGGCAACCTTCACGGCATAGCCGATTGGGTCTGTTTCCTTTAGAGTTGTCAGGTCAACCTCATTGCCCATTTGCTGACCAAGGAACTGGTCAATTGCTTGTAGGCGCTGGGCATAGACCTCACGCTCTTTTTGCACTTCTGATACCTTCGCACGCTCGGCTTCAATTTCCTTGCGCTGGTCGGCTAGTGCTTGTGACTTCTGAGTGTAATCCTTGCTACGCTGGTAGCCGCTAATGAGTTCATCGAGGTCAACCTCTACCTCCTCGCCAGCCGCTTTCACCTTAAACTTTTGGGTTTCAGGTTCAGCATCAACAGCTTCTTCCACATCTTCATCCGATTCTTCGGTGTATTCCACCTCTGAGTCTTCGTCAGATGCTTCGACAACATCGTCATTCTCGTCTACGGGTTCTCCAGCAGGTTGGCCTTCATCGGCTCCGCTGTCATCACCCATCAGCCCAAGAAAGGCAGATGCCGCAGAATTTACATTTAATGGTTCACTCCCGTTAGGGTTGGTGTCATCCATAAGTCAGTCCAGTTATCAACAGAATCCGTCTGCTAACGGTTGCAACCCATACGGTTACAAAATCTTCCACTTCTTGTCCTTAATCTTGGAGTCAGCCGCTAGGCTTTCAATATGTCCCATGATTAAGTCAAGAGTCTTGATGACGGTGTAAGCACGTTCCCTTGCCTCTACATCGCCCTCATTAGTGCTTATTATGTCACTAATCTTTGAGTTTTTCAAATCATTGATGACTTCTGTGAAAAACTCGTCCTCTAGCAGTAGTTGAGCGCGTTCGCTTTTTAGCATCAATCCTCTTTCAGAAACAGGCCAGTAACAAAAAACTGCACAGAGCGCCACAAAAATGTTTTAGCTGTTTTGGCATTGCGCTTTGTCCCCGTGGCAAACCGAACAAAGTCCCTAAACTCGTCGTAATACTGGTGAGCCTCGCCAGACTTAATTGCGCGATTGCCGTAAAATCTGTATCCCCTACGGATTGATTCACCCCACCAGCGGTTATGCAAGGTCTTAACGCACCACACAACAGCCTTTTGTTTTTCTCGCTTTGTAAAGTTCCCGCTGTTTACGGCGTGCGTAGCTATAACACAACTGCCATCGCCATCGCCGCCGCCATCCCCAGAGGGCGCATCTACTGCATCAGGAGCCGTGGCTCCATCTGGGCCGTGACCCGAGCCTGATGCGGCGGCTTGACCTCCTATGCTGACATTGCCGCTTGATGCCGAGGCGTCCGCCGCCGCGTTTGCCGCCGCCGCCTCAGCGTAAGCCGCTTCAGCCGCCGCCTGTGACGCCGCGTCTGCCGCCGCCGCATTAGCGTGTCCCTCGCCGTATGCGATTGGATTGCCGCTACTATCAGTAACAACACCCCCAGAGCCGTCGGTGACAGAACCGCCGTAGGGTGCATCTGTGACGCCAGCCGCCGCTGTCTCTGATTCCGTCCAAGCATTCAAAGCGTTTTGAAGTGATTGCGCTTGCTGACTAGCAATTGCGGCAGGTGTACTTGCCTCTAAGTTGGCAATCAAAGCGCCTATTGGGTCTTGCGTGTTTAAGTTGGCTGATAACGTAGCCGCATAAGACGCAGGAACACCCATCTCTAGCGCAACGGATTGAACAGCCTCGCCCTTAGTCATACCAGAGGCAACATTAGACTCAATAGCATTGCTAATTGATGCCGCCGTAACCCCATATTCGTTAGCCGAATATGAGTTAGAGGTTTGACCAAGTTGGGCCGTCATTACTGCGTCTGTAATTGCTTGAACGGACGGGTCTGATACCGCGTCCATATAACCCACCATAGCGGCAGAGTCAGCAAAGTTACTAGCAAAACCAAGCGCGTTCTCCAAGCCTTCAGGCGTCTGTCCAAACGCCCCCATAAGCGCAGACGTGACTGGGTCAGCGGCTACGTTAGGCTGACCGCCCCAAGCCTCCATGTCCGCTTGCAAAGCGTTTGCGGCTGTTGCTCCGCTATACCCTTGTGCCGCCCCAAGCGCAAGACCAGCAAATGGAACCGCCCTACCAAACAACGACATAACGCTGTTAGGTACTTGGTTAAACAACCCAGAATACGGGTCATCCATCCACGCTTGGTTTCCAACATTACCAACCGCGCTCTCGCCCTCGCCGCCGTAAAGGTCTCCAGTCGAGATTTTGTTTACAACTTCAGATGGCAGTGCTTTTTGAAAACTAGCCAAATCAAAGTCGCCTTGCTTAAACCAAGACGGCGCAACGTTGCCGCCTAAATTCGAGCCAACTCCAGCAACGCTAGAACCATCATCAATAAATCTTCCAGCCCCATAACTACCTCCTGATTGTGTGAATGTCTGTGGAGTATATTGGCTTTGGATTGCCGCTAATATAGGGTCTAACCCTAATGCCTGTGGGTTCTGGCCTTGCACCGTCTCAGCACCTGCCATCGGGTTGGTTGTACCACCTGTGACAGTTACAGGAAAATATGATGCAAAGTTATCTGCCATAGTATTAGCCCGGAATCTCAACGTTAGAAGTAATGCCAGCGGCGACCTTAGAAGCCTTTATCTGCACTTCAGCCTCGAACTCTTGTTGCTTCATTTGCAGTTCAGCCACTAGCTTCTGGCGGTCAAAGTCCATCTGCGCGGCAAACTTCTCACGTTGGAGTTGCAAGTCAGCCGCCGCCTTTTCGCGTGCCAACTGAATGTCAGCCTGTGCCTTGGCTTGCTGGGTTTGCAGGTCAGCCTGCGCTTTAGCCTGTGACGCCTGAATATCAGCCTGCATCTTAGCCATAGCCGCCTGAGCCATTGGGTCGGCCTGCTGTTGCTGTGGAGGAGGGTTCTGCAATTGCTGATCCATCTCTGGAGGGATAGCCTTATAGAACTCAGCAGAGTCCTTGAAGCCTGCCGCCTCAACCATGCGACCAAGCGTGTTGCGGTACTGGGCAGGGCTGACGTAAGGGTTAGCCATTCCAAACGCACCAAGCAACTGCTCTTGCTTCTGCACAATCATACTCAGCATCGCCATTTGCTCTTGACGGTTGCCAGCGCCTAAGCCAACGTTCACAGATATATCGTACTCGGTCGCCCAAGTGCGCGGGTCGATGGGGATGTACTCGTTACGCAAACGAATGATGCGGTCTTTGTTCTGGTACTTAGTAACCAAGTGCATGATGCCTTTGAACAAGTCCTTAACACCCGTCTCAGCAAAGATGCGCGCAACCATCTCAATCTTGCCAGCACCAGCTTGTTGCATGGAGGCGACAGCCGCCGCAGTAACGTTTTGCAGGATGGCTGGGTCTAAGCCCTGAGACGCATCAGAAACACCTGTGCGCTTCGCCGCTGTCTGGTCTAAGTACTCCAACATCGGGAATGACTGAGACGCAATAGACTGCACATTTAACTGCTGTACAGCGCCCTGTGACTTGGCGCGAATAACGCCGCCTGCCGTACTGGTCAATAGGTCATCAAGGTTGACTTGACCTTCAACCGCCACCACTCGGGCATTGTTGGTCAAATACAGGTTATCCAACATCTGACGCAGGATAGTCGTCTTGATTAGCTGAATGTCTGTGGTGCGGTCAGCAAATGACTGCCCAAAGAACTTGTGAGGGATTGGAATCGGGCAAATGGAGTAGAACGGCACATAGTCCGTTTCTTCTTCGCTCAGAATTTCGTTGCCAGCGTAAAAGACTTGGCGCAACTCAGCAATGCCATCATCATCCATGTCAGCCCGGATGTAGCACTCGTAGACCTCAATGTCCTGCATCGCAGGGTCAAGGCTTTGGTTGTCTTCAGGCTGTTCGCTCTGCTCATAGCGGATAACGCGCTCTGGGTTGTAGGTCAACGTGTCGCCAATTGGCAAACCTTCAACCACGTCCTTGTCAAAGCCCATAGCAATCAAGTCACCACGGCTGATAATGCGTCGGTGTGCAACAAATGGCGAGTCTGCCATCTTGCGCGCCTTCTTGCTGATAATGAACTCCTCTGGCGGCACATTCTCAACCTGCACCCGACCAGACTTCATCTTCTTCTTGACCGTGATGTTGTGTATGCCGTACATCATTGGCATACCATCTGGGCCAACCGCAGGCATACCCATCTGGTCTAAGACGGGAAACTCTTGACTATCCTGCTCTACTACTTCGACTTCCTTGTCGCTCATTAGCATCGCTAATTCATCGTCACTCAAGCCCTCGTAGGATTCTTTGGTAACGTCCTCTTTGTCTTCCCAGTAAGCCTTAACAATGCCGTTCTTCTGCAACAGCGCGTCCTTGAACCAGTCATGGAAAATCATCACGCCATCGTTGTCTTTTAACAAGATGTAGTTGCAGTAATCGGTAGCTTGCTTGGCGGTTGGCTCATCACCAGCGGCTACTGGGTCAAACTGAGCAACCTCATCAGAGGCTGTAAAGATACGCACCAGCGCAGGTAAAGCGCCATCAATGGCCTCTGCGACCTCGCCAGTAACAATAGAAGACTTACCCTCTACCTCGTTGCCGTAAGGCTGACGTAGGTAAGACTGCAAGGCGTACTTGCGGTCTGATACTGTTTCGGTTTCTATAAAACCAATGGCGTCATCAATCTCGGCTTCGAGAATCGCCTTTAGCTGATTCGTGTCCATCTTGTTCCTTTGGCGGTCTGCCCCGCTTTGGCTTGTTGCTTAATTGTAAGTCATTTAACAGATTTTCCACAACCTGTAAACGCTGTTCCATTTGCTTCAATCTGGCCTCGGTATTCCCTTGCGGCATTAAGTACATTAAACGACCCACCTTGCTGGTTTGTTAATAGATTCACCCCACGTTGACGCTGTTTCGTCTAAGCCAATAGCGAGATACCGAAAGGCATCAGAGCCGTGGCTTGACCAGTCATGTAGTGGGCGCTCAAAGAAAATCTTACGCTTTTCGTCGTAGGCTCTACGGTAGTTGCGTAGGCAATTGAGTCCAATTTGCACCTTTGGCACATTGAACCAGCATCTTGGTAGCAATCGGCGCACGGCTTGGATGCCATCATCGACAGACATACGCGGCGCAACTCTAATCTCAAGTCCTGCATCTTGAAGCACCTCCAAACGGCTTTTGCCTGTTCCTAGTTCCCGAACCTGTACGTCATGGGGCAAGATATGCTCTGCCTTGTGGTAATCGTTATCTCTGAGCCACTTGACGTAATTGTCTAAGCCTACCCCGTGGTTCTCGTAGTAATCAATGAGACGAATCTCCGAGCCAGCGATTTGAGCCACCCAAATGGAAGTCGAATCACCCATACCCAAGTCCCAAGCAGTGATAGTACGACAAATATCGTCTCTGGGTATGTCTTGGATGTGGTTATCGTCTTCCAGCTTATTAAGGATCTGACCATAGTAGCTACCCTCCACGGCGGCATCAAAGGAACACTCAAACTCTTGGCGGTACTTATCCTCACCCATCTCGGCTTTGGCGGCGCTTAACTCTTGCGCGTCAACCACCCCAGTCTCCGAGGCTTTGAACTCCAGCAAACCCCAGCCCTCGTCCTTGGTAGCCCTCTCCCGCAGTTCCTTAAAGTGATTGTGACCCTTTGGCGTACCAATGAATGAACACCAACCCTTTCGGTCTGACAACGCTGGTCGAATAATGTCCGTCCATATCTTTGGGTTCTGGTCGCCAATCTCATCCAAGATGACGCCATCAAAGTATTGGCCTCGCAGTG